TTAGATGGCGAAATCCCGCATCGAAAATATCTAAACGCGCGCGCACGCGAGAAGACAGACATTTTATTTTAATTTTTTCCACATATCCACTAATTCGACGCCTTTCTCATAACTGGGAGAAGATCCTTGCTTCCACATAACCACCGTTGAGACGCTCACATTTAGGCGTCGTGCGATTTCCCGTCCGGAGATACCCGCCCGTTTCAAATCGCTAATTATTACAAACCAATTTATTTTTGCCATTTTTGTTACCTACTCGCAAATTTTTACATGTTGGCGCCCAATACCGAGGGATTCAAGAAGCGTAGAAGTCATAAAAACCCTTTCGCGACAAGGTTTTGTCGATGTTTTTAATCCCTGTTTTCTACCTTTCTACCCATCATGCTCCTATATAAGCTCTGAGCTATTAATGCCTACTTTTCTTTTTGCTATTAATCTTGTAGTTGTCCATTTTATACATTAGGGTAGAAAGGGTAGAAAGGGTAGAAAGCCTTTTAACACAAAGCTTCGTTTTCTACCTTCCCTTTTTATATAGGGTAGATTTCTACCCTTTCATAAACGCCTTAAAACTTTTGCCCTCTTTTTTTGCAACTGTTTTTTTATATCCCAAACTTTGCAGGGTTTTAGAAATGCGCAATTCTTCACGTCTACTAATATTTTTAGTATCGAGACCGATAGCCCATTTCAGCACCTCGCTAGTCGTGAGATATTTTTTATCAATAGGTTTTTCGTTAGTTAAAATATCGGGCTCGTTTAGCCATTTGTTCACCGCCTCAACCCACGCATCGCGAATCATGTACTGATCATGCTCCCGCTCGGCTAACCGCTCGGCCTCGTGGAATCGAATACCGCTATCTAAAAACATTTGTTTAGCCTCCGCCCACAACTGCCCACGATGCGATTTAATGCCCGCGACATCGACATCGCTAACCCGCACAGGGAGAAAACGCCGATTCCCGGTATCGTCTGATAAAAATTCATCCTGATTAGTTGTACCCACGAACACTAAACGCCTAGGGAATTGGGTAGCAAACTCTCGATATTTAGGTACCCAGTTCTCGTGTGTGCGAGTAATGAAAGCCTTGATTGTTTCGAGTTCTTTAGTGTGGAGGCCTCGCAGTTCTCCTATTTCACCTACTAATCGCCCGCGCATTTTTCTGGCCAAATCGTCGTCCCGCTCTGCAAATGAAATCTCACAAAAATAATCAGGGCTAGGAGACAACGCCGCTACACCTGTTGATTTACCGCAACCCTGTTCACCCACCAAAATCGGCACCATGTCCGCCTTTGTGCCGGGTTTTAATACTCGACCCGCTAACGCTGTCCACAGATACAACGACACCGCCTCGGTATATTCGTTTTGTTCAGCATTAAAAAATTGAGTTAGGAAATTTTTAACACGTGGTACGCCGTCCCATTCTAAACCTGATAGCCATTCAGTAGCAGAATCAAAAGGGCTTTCATCTGCGATTAGCAAAACCACGTCCCTAATCATTTCACGACCAATAGGTTTAAATCCTCCGTTTTCGAGACCGATCCGTAAACGCGAGTAATCGGCATCGGTGAATGTTTGCCATTGGTTGCTATCTACGTGGGTATACATGATTTCGTCGCGGAACTGATCAAACTGGATTTTTATTTGGCAAATATCAGGGCGTTGTACGGCGAGATATACATTATTAATTGTCGCCTCGATTTTACCGTTTTTATCACGTTTAAACGCAGGTAACGGTATATCGTGCGCCAGCGGTGGTAAAATCTCGAAAAATTGAGCGTTATAGCCAATCGCATTTAAAAAATCGCCGTCGTCTCTATCGCTACAGTGGGCGTGTAGACATCTAAAATGACCCTGATCAAACCCACCAGTGCCCGCGGGAAAATATGCGGTTGCGGTTTCGTTTGATTCTGAGGTATGGGAATCAGCGAACGGACACAGTATGTAACGCTCGCCGGCATCACCTATGCCGTGTACAGTCCAGTGACTATCTAAAAATTCGGTAATGTCGTCAGATTTTATACCCTCATTTTTTGATAAATCCCGATTTTTATTAATGCTACGGTTTACGATAACGCCATTAAATTCGGTGGCGAGGGATTCCCATAGCGTTGTAAACATATCAACCGATAGACTAGGGATATCGTAGGGCAGACCTCCAACCCAGTCGTAACGCTCACCACTAGGGTGAGTACCCACGGCAATAAATTGTTGTCCGTTGGCCAAAAATTCGAGGATATTGTTATCGCCCAGTGTAATGACCTGTTTAGTAAAATCGCCGGGCATATAAAACATTAATAAAAATTTACTGCTATTTGCTCGTATTCGACACGGGAACGCGATACCCGTTGTGCGTGTTATGTATTCGTGGATGCGTTTGGCTAGTTCAGGGTCGGATACATCAACATCAATAGCTCGAACGTTGCGGGTTTGGATACATATACCGTAATCGCTCACGTTAGACCATTTATTAATCTGCGCGGAGGTGGTAACGCGGTCAGTCCATCGCGTCAGCCCAACGACATGACCCTCACGGTTATATATCGACGGTGTTTTGCCGACGTTTTTCAGTGTGCTATTTTTTGATATTTCTACATTAGGGTTTGAAACCACCGGCAACAAATCCGAGGATAGCCCTAACGCGATATCAAAATGTAGCCAATCATTTTTTGAGGCTCCAAATTGTTCCATATTAAATACTCTCGTCATCAAATTGATTTACGGTATCTAAAAACGACTGTAGCGCCTCCACCGTTTGCCAGCGTGGATTGCTGTTTGAGTCGTTTAAAATGCGGCTCAATGTTGGTTGAGGTATATGTGTATGCGCTGATATTTCCAGTTGTGTGAAACCCAAGGCCAAAATTTCTTTTAATATTGTTTGTGGTTTTTTCATTGATTGTGCCAATTCATTATTGAATAGAAAATAATACTGTAATGCATTTTTATTGGTTTTACAATATTCATAAATGAATTACATTAGATGTTTTTGTGAAAACAACTAATAAAAATGAGGGTTAATACAATGATTGAAACTATAATCAGTAATTTAAAATATCTAATGAAAAAAAAGGAAATAACTAACGTAACAGAGCTCGCAAGGCTAGTTAAAATTCAACAACCGACATTGCACAGGCTGTTATCGGGCGAAATTAAAGACCCCAAATACGTTAATTTGAAACAATTAGCTGATTATTTTTCGGTTAACGTATCAGATTTGGTTGAACGGGATTTAACCCAATTGCCCAAAAATATAGGTTTGAATTTTAATGCAGTTCCGGTTGTCGGCAATGCTCAGTTAGGCGACGGAGGATATTGGACAGGAATGGAATACCCAGTAGGTACAGGTGACGGTTTTATAAATTGGCCAACTACAGATAAAGATGCATACGCGCTCAAATGTAAAGGCGATTCCATGATGCCGAGGATTAAAAATGGTGAGTATGTTGTTATAGAGCCTAACCACCGTTTTTTACCCGGTGACGAGGTTTTGGTTGTAACTATAGATCACAAAGTCATGATCAAAACATATTTATATAGCCGTGGTGGCGTAGTTACGTTTATGTCTATAAACGAGGAACACCCGCCTATAAAATTAGAAGAAAACGAGATTGAAAAAATTCATTATGTCGCGGGGATAGCAAAGGAGGGTTTGCGCTGTGAATACGAAAAATAGAAATGAGTTAATTCCGCGGTTGTATAGATACCAACTAGAACGATGTAACTGTGATGTTAGAATACGAGGGATAGCCATAGCAACCGTGCTCACTGGGTTGTACGCGACATATATGTTTTTATTTGAGGGCGACAATTTCGGGTTTATCTGTATCAGCACATTAATAACTGGCGGACTAATTTTTTATTTAATACAACTATTCGATACACGATTAAAATTAACACGAGAAATGGATCACATATGTTTAAATTTATTTGGAAAAATATATAGTCAAAGTGCATCTGAAATAACGAATCTCGATATATCATACCTACATAAAAGATAAATACACATAAAAATCAAATAAATAACCCGCTATACGCGGGTTTATTTTTGCCTACCTAAAAAATAATTCAAAAATGAATTGACAAAAAATACATAAATGCATAATAATGTATTCATAAATTAATTATTTATTCATTTACGCATAAATACGCTCTTTAAAAATTAGGATAAGCGCAAAGTTTTAATAAGCATGCCGCCCGTAACGGGCGGCGTTAATCGTTAATGCGTTTAAAAAAGCGCCATAACGATTAATGCGTATATGAGGAGTTACAAATGTCAAAAATGCAAATTTTAGTAACAATTGATTTTCAAGATATGTCAGTGGATACCTCAATTGTTAAAGAGGTGCCAGAACTAGGTAAGATCAACGAGGCTATATCGATGGGCGTTGTGGAGATTATAGAAACCTATATTAGTGAAAGCTGCACGTTAGCCACATTGATGGGAGAAGAAATAGCGAAAAAGCGCCATAACGATTAATAACCATATAAGGAGTTAAAAACATGTCAGAAGTACAAATAATTATTACGCCTAATTTAGAGGAAAAAAGTGTCGAGATATCGGTAAACGGCGACGGGTGTAATGCCACAGAAACGGTGTACTTAACAGCGTTAGCAGGACTTATAAAAGGACAGATTCAATCAAATAGCGACATAGCTAAGATAATTTCGGATAGTTTAATAGAAATTGCTAAAGAAGCAGAAACCGAAGACGAAGACGAAGACGAAGAAAACGAATAAGAGCATCCACAATAAAAAGTTAAACCCTCGGCGATGG